GCATGGTGAAGGCTTTGGCAAGATCGGTGTCGTTATTAAAGTGTAACCCTTGTGTAACCTCTGTGTAACCCATGTGTAACCCCCTATTTTAATTAAAATCAATGTTTATTATATCCTAAACACACTTTTTTATAGTTAAGTGTAACCAGGTTACACTTTTTTTTAAAATCATTTAGAAAATTTATAAATTTTTTTTTCAGTTTTTTTAGTAGTGTAACCTGTAACCGGTTACACTTGCTTATAAATTATTAAATATCAGCAAGTTAAGTACTTTTTTTAGGTGTAACCCCGGTTACACTTGGGTTACACTTTTCGGCATATTTATGTATAGTTTTTCGACTGACACCTAAAATCTCTGCCAATTCTGTTTTATTTATATCTGGATTATTTGTGTATAACTCTTTGAACTTTTCAAAGCTTGTTTTGTTATCATTATTCCTTACAAACTTCTTTATGTCGTTTACCTCTGCACTATTGATTTTTATCTTCTTGCTCATTGCGATAAAGTACTTAGATAGCTTTTCAGCAGCGAGTATTGAATCGGTTTGAATTTCTTCAAGCCGGATTAATCCTGAGGAATTGTACCAATTTAATGTATTTATAAGCAATGCAAATCGAGGTATATAAGATTTTTGCTTTGGTAGCATAGACTTCATGTATTCATTCTCTTCATCGCTATTCTGCTGCTCTGTGATTGAATTAAATATTCGTTTCCACTCTTTCTTAGCATCCTCTGAGAAACGAGCTATAATCGGCTCTATTTCATCTTCGTTATTAAATTTAAGTACTTTTAATTTAATACTATCGAAAAAAGCAATAACATAATCAGAATACCAATTTAAAACTCTCTGATCTAATTCGTTTTCATTGTATTCTTCCACTAATAAATCAGGAAAACACAAAAGCATTCTATCTATAAAACCGTTGTCCTTATTTTCTTCCGTATAGAATGAATCGAGTATGCCCGGCTGAATACCACCCAATACAGAGATTAAAGGATTTTCAACAAATGATGACCTTGATGTTTTACGATTCAAAAATACAGACTTTCCACTCCATGTACTGAGCCAAAATTCCAAATCTGAACCGGCCCTATATTTATTCATGTCTTTAAACCATCCGGCAAGTTCATCCTTAAATAAACCTATTGCGTTTTTATTCTCTTCATGCAATTCAACCAAAGATTCTAATGTTATATCATTTGCAATAAATTGAGTTTTTCGAGGTTTTTTTATCTCTTCTGTATTTGCCCTATCTTTTTTATCAAGTGACATATATTCAAGATACTTTTCATTCTCCTTGATATACTTCTTAAGCTCTCTGCTATTTACTTTTTGAAGAGGATAAATAATATTTGAAATGGAAGGTGTTTTTCCTATTCCTGCCTTACCGACTATACTAAACCACATTGTAGCGTGTTCAATCCAGCCAGTCTTTACCTGACATTTAACTGCATTCCCTGTGATAATTGAAAGAACCCAAAGAAATGAGCAACCCATATAATCTATTGAACTATCTAATGTCTTTTGACACAAAAGCATATATGCCTGAATCTCTTGAGGGAAAATATCAATTGGAAAAACTAAATCTGATTTATTTACTTCAATTTTTTCTTTTAGTTCTTGTACTGGTTTAACTAACCGAGAACCGTATCCTTTTGCGTATAATTCTTTTGCTGCTGATGAAAAATCTCCATTATGGTACTTGTAAGTATAAACAGAAAATGCGCTTAAAAGTTTCTCGTTCGGGTAAATCGTTCCGGTTGAGAATAAATACATACATCCGGAATTTTTATAAATATATCCAGAATGCGGACTTGTTGCTCCTTGCCTGCGAATAATGTATTTATCTGATAAATTTCGGACAATGGTAAAATCACTACCTAAAACATCTGTAATGTTATTTTTATTATTAAAGTCTACCCATGTAGGAATTTCAATTTCAATAATATCTGTTTTCTTTTGAATTTCAGGTATTACCTGATCTTCTTCTTCAATGTAATCATAGAATTTACTTACTGAAAATAAAACATCTCTATCAAGTTCAGATATTTCCTGAATTTCATAGTAGCTTTTTTTACTAACCTGATTATCATAAATGAAAACATAGCCACCAATCCCCCTTGTTTCAATAATAGCTGCATCATGACCTTTAAGTTTAGCGACCTTTTCATTGCCTCCTATTTTAGAGCATCTATAAATTATATGATAGCCATTATTGACTGTCTTATAAATAACAAACTTATCATCAAAATCATTTATATTATCACGTAAAAATTGAGTGTACTCTTCCCAAAAATCCTGCTGCTCTTTTAATGAAGAGAATACCTTTAAGTCAATATCGAATACTTCAATTCCAGTGTAACCAGTGATAATACCTATTCCTGTAGTAGGCTCAATTTCTTTGCCATCTTTGCGAAATAAACCACCATTATAATTATAGTCTTTTTCAAACTCTTCCTTTGTATACGGAATAGTCTGTCTTTTCTTCCATGAAAAGTTAGGCACTTTATCATATCCGACACAAACCAATGATAAACCACTATCCAATAATTTTTTACACCTTCCTAATTCAGTCTTTTTTAACATATTGTAAAAGTTTAAAGCATAAAAATTAATCAGCAACTATCAAGATAGTTCCATTTACCTTAATTGTTTTGAGTGACTTATCATCAATCATTCGATCTATTGTAGGTCTACTTATTTGATAAGCCTTAGCATATTCACTCTTAGTGTATAGCTTTTTTGGGTCTATGGTTACTTCCTTTTGCATAGTGCAATTTACAAAATGTAAACTATAATTTCAAATAATCTTCAAACACTTTTTTAGCCTGTTCAAAACCTTCAGCAAATTCAACTTTATAACCAATTGACCGTAAAAACTCATGCATCTCTGCCTGTTCTTGAATATGTTTTTGAGTAGATAAGCTCCCATCTTTCAGGAAAGTGCCGGAGTTTTCACGTTTGAGTTCGATATGTAAACCTATGAAATTACCCTTAGGCAAGTAAATCGACACATCCGGCCATCCTTTGTACGGATCAATTATCTGCTTTATGTTTTGCATCTGTCCGGATAGCTTTCCGGCAGATTGAATATCAGAACGGAATTTTATATTAGGGTATTGAAGTTTGAGCCATTTACAGAATTGCAATTGAATAGACCATTCCTTCTGCTCCTTCTTAGCCTTCAGTTCCTTTTCATTTACCACTTTACCAAATCCACGAGGTACAGATTTAAACTGGTTCATTGGGTCGTGTTTGTCGTATGTCATATTCTTTTATCTTGCGTTTTCCAATCTTGTTTTAAACTCTCTACAAATTCCTTAATCTGATCACGTTGCTCAGGTTTCTCTTTCCAGAATAATCGCTCTCTTGCTAACCGATATTCACGCAACCAATCAGGCTCTATCCATGGCTTAGGCTTTGTTTTAGACTTGATTTTCTGCTCGTCTATCACATCGCCCATGCCATTGGTTTTAAGGTGTTTTGGAGGCATTAGAAAAGTTTAGTTTGTGCCTGATGCTGCCTTAATCGTTTCATAGCTGCATCGAAATAATCTTTATCCAATTCACAAGCCGTTAAATCAAAGTCGTAGTCATGGCAAGCGATTGCTATACTTCCAGATCCTAAGTGAGTGTCGAGGATTTTATCGCCTTGTTTGGCGTATTTGTCTAAGAGCCATTTGTAAAGTGCAACGGGCTTTTGGGTGGGGTGTAATCTAACCTCTTTGTTCTTCATATTACCCTGCAGCATTCCAGCCCATGTAAAAGCAAACTTTCTTAAAGCACAATTAAATGAGCTATATGCTAATTCCCCATCTGAAAAACTTACTTCTCCGTTCTGCTTATCCCAAAAAATCCAACCGGATGAATTAAAAGGCATCATTTCTATAAAATAATTTGCTCCCCATATAATTTGATTTTTAGATACACGAATTAATTCTAAAAAATATTTATTATCTGGAGCCGATTGCTTCCATAATTCTTGATTGTATTTTTTCTGCTTAGCAACGCCTCCACCTTTACCTGATGTGTAGCCACCTTGAATATTTCTTGAACCATACGGCGGATCTACAATAGCCAAATCAAAAAACTTGTCAGGATAGCGAGCCATTAACTCCATGTTATCTTCGTTGGTTATTTCTATCATAATATCGACCTATATTCAATTTGTCTACCTGCCTTAATTGCATTCTGTATTCCGTACTCCATACCTTTTGAAATTCCTAAATCGGTATAAACAACTGTTTTATCGGCTTTTGATCCCCATAATAAACCTGCCTCTATTCCTAACATTCGCTCTTTGGGAATACTGTCATCAAGAACCCCATCCTGAGTATAGAGTAAATGACTTGCATACGGGGCTTCTCCGCGTTTAAAACAGTCGTGCATACATTTACGCGCATATGATAAATTCGTTTCAATGTCGCCAGCGTATGGCGATTCTAATAATACTAATTGCATCTCTTAAAATAATTCAAACACGCCTCACAAACATCCTCAATTCGATACTTTTTTATTGATCGTTTTCGGATGATGTCAAGTATGATGCGTTGGTATAAGTGGTTAAACATTAGATTTTAGTGTTATTGTTTTAAATCTGTCTGTTATGGGATATACACCATCTACTATCTCCCAAATTTGTTTCATCGGCTTACCAGATTTTAAACGATTGCAATAAGCGCAATTCGTCTTTTTACAGGAGTGGTCTCTTCCGGTGGTTATATAGTCCGTTCGCATACCTGAACTTTATACCATTTCACTCCATTAACAGAATGCTTTCCATTTGCTTTTCGCTGTTCGATAATTTCAGAAATGTCAAACTTTGCACTTCTGGAAGTTCCTCTGCCACGAAGCGTAATTGAAATTTTATCTTCGGTTGTTACTTCTTTATCGTGACAAAACTCGATGATATTTTCTTTTATTTTTGCAATCTGGAGCATCGGATAACCGCTATGCTGATTCATGTTTAGTGTATTCATCTTTTTCAAGTTTTAACCCGGTGATTAGCCGGGTTGGTTAATAATTAGAATGGAATGTCGTCGTCTGCATTACCAGCTTCGTAACTTTCCTGAACAGGTCTGCTGGTATTTCCTCCAATAACATCTACTTTCCAAACTGACAAAGTATTGAACACCTGCTCAACTCCTTCTTTATTTGTCCAAGCTCTGCCATTTAGGTTGAAGTGAACCGTTACATCATCACCAGGTTTAACCGCATCGAGTTTATCGCATCTGTCCTGTGATGCTTCAAACTTTAATGTTTGCGGATATTCAGGTTTTTCTGCGTATTCAACAATCAATTCACGCTTTTTAAATTTGTCCGATACTACTTCGGTTTGCCCTACTCTTAGGACTTTGCATTTGATTTCCATTTTTACAATTGTTTTATAAATAATCTGATTAATTCTACTCTTTCCTTCACTTGATCCATGCAGTTTTTATCCCTGTCAAGTGCAAATCTTTTTATGCGAAGCTCATCACGGTAATGGCTATATGTCATTTCGGATTTAACCTCATCGTAAAAGTCTGCATCAATATCGCCCCATTCACCATTCTCATACATTCTTGCCCGACACTCACGTTCGACCATATAATCAGGTGCATCCATTAAAGTATAGATCAAACCAAATTGATGCTTATCCCATAATTCCATATAACCCTGACCCTGCCATCCATATCCATCAATTGGTATTTCTTTGTCAAATAAAGGGAACGTTTTTTCAGACCAGCAGTTTTTTATATCCTCAATGGTTCTTGCAAGAACAACATCTGCCGTACCAATCAAGTATTCATTTTCACGGTACTCTTCATTTTTAGATACCATTCCCCACCCGTAATATTCAGCAGCGTATTCAATTGATGACTTTTCACAAACATTGCCTTTATGGGTATATTTTGATATGAACCCGGTACGCTTATGGTAAAATTCAGGTTGTGATTTTATCCATGAGTAAACCTCATCTAAACAGGTTTTTGATAATTCAATCCTGCCTTTGTTTAATTCAAGTAATGGTGTTTGCTTTTCACGTTCTGCAATACTTTCAGTCAGCTTGATTGTAGTTTTTAAACCGGGCTTCATTTCTTTAACCCGGTCTTTGTCAATAGCTAATTTTTCAATATGCTCAGTATATATTTGATTTGCAGTCTTGCCTTGTGGATTGCTAAGTATTTTACCAATACTTGAACAATGCGCTTTAAATTGCTTACTTAGCTCCATCGTTCAAAAGTTTTTCATTGTCGGCCGATAACAGATAAGATTTTTTAATCTGTTCTATTGTAGTATTTTTCGCTTTCAATGCCTGAATAGCATCGTTCCATTTCGGATGAGATGCAGTTAATTCAGGAAGTCCGGGCGCATCCTTACGAACCCTCAGCGCATCGACTGTTTCCCCGAATGCTTTAATCCTTGCAACGTAAAGAGTAATGCGTTTACCTGACCATTCCTCTACGTATGGCGTTCCTAAAGCTGATGTAATAGCCTTTGCGTTTGTGGCGTTTACTATCATAGGTTTTTGACCTTTCAAGTAAACTACCATAGCCTCCTCTTTTTTGTCGCCATTCTGTACCATTTCTTTTGTGGCACGTTCAATAGTTACAACAAGTTCGATAGGTTCGCCACCTGTCATAAGTTCATAGGATCCGATGTAATTAGGATTACTACGTTTTTTGTAATGAGTTAAATTTTCCATCTGTTATTAAATAAATAAAGCCGATAAAGTTTGTCTAAGGTTCTGACTTCTTAAACGCA